AGCAAACGCCAAGCCATTCATTTGACGACCGCTAGAAGGCCATCTTTGAGCAAGAGCAATGTCTGAGCCACCCATTACAGTACTAGGTGCATCTGTTCCGTTTAATGGCGTGATAACACCTGATTCACTTGACTTATATAAATGAATGTAAAGATTTCCAGCAATCTTTGTTTGAACATTTCCAGCACCATCTTTTAAACTTGCTACTTTTGTTAAATCAGTAGGGTCAAAAGCAATTGTCTGGTCTTGCCAGTACATTTTTGATGTCGTATGGCTTGTTGAATAATCGAACGAGAATTGACCATTAGGGCTAATCTGAGAAATAGCCAAAACGTAATACATTGTTTTTTGATCTGTTGACAAAACAGCATCAACAAATACACCGCCAAGATAAGCATCGCCATAAACGATTGGAATACTATTTGTGGTGGATGGTGGCACTTGTTGGCGAACACCGTTATCCACATTTTGATTGGCATTTCCTGAAGTAAACACGCGAGTCACAATTGTGGAAACAGCAAAGTTAATGGCAAACCTTGCTGCAAGCAATGTCATGCCAGTTAATTCAAGCCCCATTGCCGCTAATACGAGTGTGGATGGCATTTTCAGTCCCTAAAAAAAGTTACTTCAAGCGGTTTGTAACCACGCTTTGTATAGTCTATCAAAGGAGAATTTGCCATTACCGTAGTGCAAACAAAATCTACCCGTTTATTGTTCAGCATATCTTGTGCAAGTTCATCAAACTTAATCCACAATTTGCCACCAATAGATTTACCTCGATGCTCTGGCATCACCCACCAAGCCAACTCACGCAATTCCAGAATTTTAGGACACCATACATTTGGCGTAATGATGGCAGCAATCATGCCTCGGTGGTCATCATCAATCAGGATGAATCCCCGACCACTTAGCATTTGAAATATTAAATGCCCAACATGTTCTGCGTTATGTGTGTCAGGATTGACTAAAACAGGGATAGGCGCTTCTTTCGCGTACTCCCGCATCATCCATACCAAAACTGGAATATCGTGTCTTGTAGCCTGTCTTATCATTTTTATGCGTCTTGACTTGCAAATCCAGAATCGGATGGGGCATTTGTAGAAGATTGACTTCCACCAACAGGGGGAGCGCCAAAGTCAAAATATGTTGAAGCAATCACAGGCACTCTGTCCATGCTTGTGTCGTTCGGATAGAAGTTCTTCCATACCGATGGGTTAGTCTTTAATCCGCTAATACGGTTTTGCAAAATAGTCCTAAATGATGAGCAACTGATTGAACAAGTAGCCACCCGCGACCGCATCTGCTGATTCCAATCCTCAGTCACAGAAAAGTTACCAACATAACCCTGATACCGTTTAAAAAACTGCAAGGTTGGAGTTGTGATAATTTGGTTGTTGGAATCAAAGAATCCGCGCCAAATTTCTACCAATGAACCTTTAATATCTGCACCAAGAATGACTGCCACATTAGCGCCATCAACACCAGTTAAAGCAATCGTAAGGTCGCCACTAGTCGCCTTAGTCTCGCGTTTAATGTCGCCAATGCTTAACAGGCTTCCCAAGTTGCTGTAAGTAGTTCCACCTACAGTAATGGGTGATGCTGCATTGCAAAAACTATAGGTGTTTGTGGCAGTTGTCAATTTGACAAACTCGCCATAGTTAATTGATGGGCTAGATAAAGCCGCTATTGTTGTACTCATCCTGTAATGTCCTCTCTAAATACAAAAGGCGCATCCCATGCAACAAACGCGCCATTAGTCATTGGGTTGAGTGTATAGGTGGGACAGGTTTCTGCCAACATATAAAACGTGCAAGCCGTACCTACCGCAGTCAACGTACCAACGCTAGGCGTTGAAATAACAGGTCGGTGTAGGGTGACATTCACTGTAGAGCCAGAGCCTCTTAAAACATTTTCTGTGACCTTATAGGGATATAAACCTAACTGGAGGAAGTCACCAGCCTTAAACACATAAGCAGAAGATGAAACCGAAGGCAAGTTGCCCACGGAAATAGTTGTTGCATTAGCCGCTGGCGCTGATGCCAATGTCAAAGCATTTACTTGCCCTGTCGTCAAGTCGCCTTGATAAGCGACAAACCAAGACAGATTTGTACTGGCAAATGAAATGCTTTCAGGCAACTGGCGATCTTTATTGTCAATGGCTTGAATGACATTACGAACCTGTGGGTAATACAAGTAGTTGTGTGGTGTAACAGTAAACACCCACGGCACAGAAGTAAGGTATTGAGCAACTCTAACTTGACCTGAACGGCTTACTTGTTGACCAACAGTCCTACGGTTATTCACCGTCATGGATTGCTGAATATCAAATATTGTCTGTAGCGACATTATGTTCTCCCGTAATTTGTAGCAAGGTTTTTCTCACCGTATTTATTTGCCGCCCAAATAGCCGTAGAACTTCCAAGCAGTCTGTCTTCAAATGACTTAGTGTCAATTGCGTTGATGTAATTGTTTGTGACGTTTGTAACATTACCCATTTGACTTGTTTGACTATTTGGAATGATAGTTCCAGAACCAGAAGGCATAAACAACTCTGGACCTTTTTCACCAACAAGGTAAGGCGTGTTGCCAGACACAGGACCACCAGAAGCTCTAGGGGCCAAGTATTGGTTAAAGCTAGATGGCAATGGACCACCGCCATATATTGATGGACCCATTGTGGGAGCAAACATCATTCTTAAAAATGATAACGCCATTGCCTTCATTTCGATAGCAATCAAGTCTTGAATAACACTACGAGCAAAGTCTTTCATAGACAGTTTGCCGGTTCGGACAAAGTTATCAATAGCAGAAGACATATTGCTCCATACGCTATCAAATACTTGCTGAGATTTTTTCATTGAATCTTGAAGTTCAATATTAAATTTTTCAATTTTCTCTTGTTGCTCAAGAGCATTAATATCTGCAAATGGTTTTTCTTTTTCTCTTTGATACTTTAATGAAAGTTGAGCTAATTGAATTTCTTTCTCAGATGCATAAATCATTCGGTTTTTAAGCATCAAATCTTCTTTATCCATTTCCAAAGATTTTGTTTTATCCCGAATTTGTTGTTTGATACTGTCTTGCAAAAGCCTTTCTGCGGTCATCTCATCATCAAATAATTTTTTTTGCTCCATTTCAAATTGGTGCGTGTATACCATTTGTCTTTGACGAACTAAACGAATCTTTTCGTTTTTCTTTACTTCAATATCAAGTTCTTCAGCAGCAAGTTGTTTTGCAAGAAGACCACCAAATGCTCTTTTTTCTGCATCACTTTTAGCTTTAAATTCTGCTCTTTTTTCTTCAATTTGTTTTGTGGCTTCTAATTCTATTTTTTGTATTTCATTGGCACTTGCAAGAGCTTGCGTATATTTGATACTGGCTTTGGCTTTTTCAGTAGCTGCAATAATTTGCTTTTCTTTATCAATGCCGCCGGCAGAAGCCCTATCTTCAATTTTTTGTTTGGCATCACCAACATCTCTAGCTGCTACTGAACGAGCTTTTAAACGCTCAGTTTCAAGAATTGCTTCTCTTTGATCTTTTAATAATTGAAGCTGCTTTCTTTGCTCTTTTTCAAATGGACTATCACCAGTACTTTTTCCAACAGCTTCTTGTACCGCTTTAATTTGTCTATCAAGTTGAGCAATAACTTGGTCTGTTGTTTCTGGTTTGCCAATTTCTTTTAGCAAGTTCCAGAATTTACTTAGTGCATTGGTTGTAGTTTCCCAAGCTTTATCAAGATAACCAAGCTCTCTGCGTTGTGCCGCCAACTGAGTATTCAAAGCAATAGAAGCGACCTTTGCAGCCTCTTGTAATTTCCCAGCCTTTTCAAGTGCTTCAATTTGTTTGTATTGCTCCAAAGTAAGAAAATTCATTTCCTTATTTAAAGCTTTAGCACCAGATGCCGTTCCATCCAATCCACTCATCAACTTGTCAGCAGCGGCTTTAGCATCTATGCCAGCAATTTGTGAATAGGAAATAATTGCTTGAGTAACAGAACTAATTGATGCGGCAGTAAACTTTCCTGAAGCAAGAACAGCATTTAAAGCATCTTTTGTTGAGCCAATAGAAGCATTTGTTCTACCGCTTAGTTCAGTAGATAGCGCATAAAACTTTTCGGTAGTTACACCAGCAAAATTACCTGTCAAAGTAATTGTGTCTTTTAATTTATCAAATTCTGATCTACCAGCATAAGCCGCATAAGCCAGCGTACCAAACGCAGCGGTAACGCCGCCAATAGCCAATCGCATTGGCGTAAGGATAGTGCCAATGGCTTTGAACATATTGCCAAGGCCACCCATCTGGTCTTTTAACTGACCACCTTGTTGCATCAAAACAATCAATGGATTTTGTCCAGCAGCAAGAGAAGTAATAAGGTCGGTTGTCTGATATGTCAAACCCAGCTTCTGCTGTGCATTCATTTTGAATTCAGCAGCAGTAGCATTGTTTGCTGCGTTTGCTACAGCATCATAAGCTTTAGCTTTTTCAAGTAACTGCGCCTTCATCTCCTTAGTCGCATTCATAAAGCGACCAGAAGTTGTTTCGCGCTCCATCATCTGAACTTTTGTCAGTGTTTTACCGTAGTCATCTGTGGCATTTTTCAGATTAATAAGCTCGCCAGCAGCAGCATTAGTATCTCTGCGAATAGCATTTTTCAGCTTGGCATTTTCTGAAATAGCTTTGTCAATAGAAGCAGTAAATTCAGCAGTGTCTAGCCCAAGTACAACACCCAATCGAGCAATATTTTGTGAAGCCATTATTTCCTCTTTCTAGCCAGCTTTGCTGCGTAATCTGGTATGCGTGAAGCTAATTGAGATTTTAAAACAGTTAATACCTCTCCACCATTTTGCTCTAAAGCTATACGCAAAAAAGGTTTACCTGAAATTTTAGAAGTGCCAAATTCTTGAGCTAGTGAAACGGCACTTTTCTTGACAGAAACCACCGCAATAGCCGCATCGGTTTCATTAACATATTCGCTTCGTTTATCCCTTTCGTTAGGAATACGAGCGTCCAAGCGAATGGTGTCTCGCATGTGAAAAGGGTTTTTGTCATCTCTAGGTTTGTCACCTACAGGCGCTCTAGATATTGCGGAGTGATAAACAGACTCCATTGCAATTTTGGCAGATGGTACAAGTGTATTTC